GACTTCGCTTCTGGCTGGATTGTGAACCCTTTGTACTTAGTCACGCCGTTATTGTCGATAGACACGCTAGAGCCTTTAGCTGCGGTGTTCGCTGCCATGTCTACAATCGCGTTGTAGATTTCTTGGCGAACGTACACGGTCACGGGTGCGGTTACTTCGGTGTCTGTGAAGTATGCAGCCGCTTTGTTGAAGGTCTTCAAGATTTCCGCGTCTGTCAAGCTAGCCAGCGCAAGGTCTTTGCCTGCTGCGTCTGACAAGTGCTTACCGATACGAACGGAAGCCTTGCGGGTTTGAGCTTCTGACTGCAACTTGAAACGGTCTGCGACTGCCGCGTTAAGGTCGTTATTCACCGTGTGGCGGTCAAACCCTTCGCGGATTGCAAGCGTATAGTCGTAGTCGACGTCTGTATCTTCGTAAATGACCTCAGTCAAGTTACCGAAGCGGTTTTTAACTCCTGATCCATCTCCGAAGACGTCGTTCGCGCCTGTCTTGTACTCGCCGACAACCACGGGAACGCCCGAAGTCTTAACGCTGAACGCCTTCTTGTTTTGCTGTACGCCGTCCAAGATTTGCACGGGTGCAAGTGCCTGCGCGAATGCTGCGCGTGCTTGGAAGACAGTTCCGAGAATGTTTGCGTATTGCTTGGTATATACGCGTACTGGTTGGTTTTGGTTACCTGCCATGGTATCCCTCCTAATTTAGATTATTTGTAGCTGTCAACGACCGCTTGGAACGGGTCGACGGGGCCGTTTCCTGCTCCGTCTGGGTTGCCCGCTGGTGTAAAGCGTGGCGCTGGTGCTGCTGGTGCTGGTGCTGGTTCGGCTGGCGCTTTATCTGCTGGGAACAGATACGGCTTGCTTTCCTTGATGCCTGCGACGAGTTCGGCGATGTCCGCCTTGCCGTCTTCCCCGAGCTTCACGTCGTCCGCTTTGATAAGCGACGTCAGGACCTCTGGGTCAATCGTTCCAGTATCACGAACCGCAAGAGCGATTGCGCTTGCCTTCTTGGTTGCTGCTAGTTCCTCGGACGCTGTCGTCTTGTAGCTTTCAAAGTCAGCCTGCAGCTTCTCGAGTTCCGCTTTTGTGTTGGCGTCTGTCGTGCTGGCCGCTTTCAGTTCCTCGACTGCTTTCGTCTGTTGGTCTAGCTGCGACGTCAAACTGTCTTTCTCTTGCTTGACCTGCTCCAGCTCCGCTTTCGTCGCGTTTAGCGCTTTACCATGTGCCGCGAATACTGCGTCAACCTGTTCATCAGTCAAGCCAAGGGCTTTCAGTTCGTCTTTTGTCATGTCGTTTCCTCCTAGTCGTTGTTAAGCGGGACGACCCCCGCGAGATTTTCGACAATACCAGAATAGCACGGGAAAGCGTAGTATTTTTGCAATAAAGCCGCAAAAAAAGACGGGAGCCGAAGCGTCCCGCCTAGTTGAATACTTTCTCCCTCTGGTAGTCACGATGTAGGAAGTCGTGCTGGTCGATAAGCGCCCTAATCTGCGCCTGTCGGTTCCGTACGGCTATCTTTTCGCGTTGGATATGGTCTGCGTCGCCTAGTACCTCGGCAACGTGCAGCCGCTGCTTATGGCTGCGTATGGAGCGTTCAAGCCCTCGCTGCTTGGCCTGTATCTTCGCGTTTTCCTGTGCCTGCTCTGGCGTCAGGTCTTTCAGGTAGTCGGGAACCTCTGGCATACTGTTTACGCCAATCACAAACGGCGTCAGGTAGTGGCCACAATGGACGCCAAGGCAACCGCCTGCCGTTCCGTAGCCGTAGTCAGTCAGCGACAAGACCCGCGTCCCGTCCTTGGCCGTAAAGGCTGCATCGTACGTTACCAGCTTACCTTGCAACGGGGCGCACATTTCACGCGCTGCTGCCTTCATCGAGTAAAGAAACGTATTCACGCCAGCTTCACGCGCTGCCCTCGTCCGCATTTCGTTGTATGTGCTGTAAACTGTGGTCTTGATGATTGCCCGAGCGAAAGCCGCTGCGCTCCACTCCCTGCCTGCTGCGTCGGTGTAACCGTGAAAGCCCTTGTCCGCCCACTTCATGACTGTATCAGCAATGGCCTTGTCTCTGGTCTTCGCCCCGATTACGACCTCAGCGACGGCCTGCTCGACTATCTGCTGAAATCTCTTGCGTATTCCCGCGGGTAGTGTCGAGTTCGTCAGGTTCTCGAGTTCGCCCCGTGCCTGCATGGCGTAGGCTTGTAGCGCGGCCGTTACTGGATTGTATAACCCCCTGCGTTCCTCTCCGAGCTGCTGGCGCGTGTCCTCGTATATCTTCAAGCCTTCGTTCTCGATGATACGCTCGAGCTGGTCGATAGCAACGCCAGAACGCCGAGAAAGTTCCTCGACGTTTTGACGGTTCAGCAGGTGCAAGCCGCTTAGTTTCTCGAGCTGCCACAAGTACGGGTTTTCTTCTAGGTCTGCCCGTCCTCGCTCTTGCAGCTTGCGGACCATGGCGTCGAACATGTCGGACTGTAGCTTGTCGTATATCTCGGCCACGGCCTGCGCTTGTAATTCTAGCTCGCTATCATTGCGCCATATTTGGCCTATTTTGCGCTTGTTATCCTTGCGCGGTGTTGTCATACGCCGTCACCTCCTAAACCTCGTCAGCGGCTCCCTGTGCGTCCTGTGGTGCCTTCTCGTCTTCGTCCTCTCCGTCGGTCGACGTTTGCGGCTGCTTGGTCTTGTAGATTTCTTCTTCAAGGTCAGGAAGTTGTGGCAGCTCGCCGTCAATGGCTGCAATCTCCTGCAGCGCTTCTTCTTCGGTCAGGTTGCGCGTCTTCATGATGAAGGTCAGGCGTGAGCAAGCCCCTGCCGCGTACATTTGCGACCAGTAGTTTAGCTCGGCTTGTCGGTCGGTAAAGACGCCGTCGTCTAGGTCGACTGATACCTCGTCGACTGTTACGATGTGGCCGCTATACAGTCCAGCGCCAGCCGCCAACTCCAGGATTGATACAGCAAGCTCTTTCAGCGACTGCTCAACCAGCGTTACAAGGCTGTTGCGGGTCTGGTAAGTGTCCGAGTTCTCGCTTACGACCTCGGTCGCTGTCTTGATACCGTCTCCGTCGAAGGTAAACATACCAGACGATACACCGATAAGCATTTCAAACAACTTCAAACCTTGGTTAATCGTCGCGATGTACTGTTCAGCGCGGATTGCTGTCGTTACATCGACAATCTGGTTCCCGTCCAGTCCTCCGCCGATAGCGACAAAGACGTTCTGGTCTGTGTCGAAGCGTTGGCGCGTGGTAACGTGGCCGTGCTCGTCTTGTACCAGCTTGCTGCGTGTCATGCTCTCGGGAACAATGACGCGGCGCTGCCCCATGCGGACTTCCCACATGTACTCGTCAAAGGTGCGGTTGATAAAGTCGATTGTTGGCTTTGCGTTGTCGTAGATTGATAGGCCTAGCGGGCTATTGATGTCCTTGTTATTCATGCCTGCTGGCTTCAAGTAGGTAAAGAGCGGGCGCGTGATACCTTCCACGTTGACAACTTCGGCCAAGTCCTCATACAGTTCGGACAGCGCCGCACGTTCGCCGAGTGCGTCCGCCGTGTCGGAGCGGTATAGCTCGTTGGTAATCGTGTAAGTGTTGCCGCCGTCTGGCTTGTCCGCCCAATCGTGGAACTCTAGCAGGCTGTAATACTTGTACTTGCGGCCGTCAGCGACGCGGGTCTTTGTCAAAATGGCTGCGCTGCTTACGTCCTGCGTGTTGGATTGCAGCGGGAAGAAGACGGGAGCCTGTACGAAAGCCACGCGCACCTTGTCGCCGTCAATGTATGGCCGCATAGCAAGGCCGCCAAGAGCCAGGCAGCTTTCTAGGTACCGTTCAAAGTTCTTGTTGAAGCGGTCATCGTTCAGCGTCTTTTGCAGGAACTCGTTCGCCTGCTCGTCTGCTACCGTGATTTGTGCTTTCTCGTTGTAGACCAAGCTTGCCAGCTTCTTCGCTGCCGTCCGTCCGATTGGTAGGTCGTTGAAAGCTCGGGTCTGCATGTCGCCGTCGCTGTTGAGGTAACGGATAGGGTCGAACTCACTCTTGAAGTATTGCAGGTTCGTTCTGATACGGTCGTACTCGTCGGCTGTTACTGCTATCCGTGGGTGGTCTGTCACGCTGTCAAGGCGTCCTGTGGTGGTGTAGTTCGTCATGTGGTTCTTGCTCCTTGTGAATAGGTTTCGTATGGTCTGAAATAGTCCCATGGTTTGATGTCCTCCGTTCGTTAGACCATAAGGCCGAGCAGCTTCGCATTATCAAGGCAGAAATACTTGAAGGCGTCGCAAGTGTGGTCGTCCTCTTTAATGACCCGCGGGTCGTCGGTCTGTAGTGTCTTCTCGTCGTATCGGTAGCGCTGGTGTTCGCTGATAAAGACGGCGTTCTCTGGCGTGTCGAGGTAGTAGAAGCGGCCGCGTGCAAGTAGCGACTGAACAACCTCAATCATCGTTGAGTTCTTCGCCTTGGCTACTGGGTTCCAGCGTACGCCCCAATCGATGAAGAACTGGTTACGCAACGCACCCTCTGCGCTGTCTATCGTGTACTGTATGACTTGCACCCTGTGACGTTCTACGACACGGCGCGTGAAGTCTCTGACGTCCTGCGATAGCTGGCTGGGTGCCTTCTTGTTCACCTGCCCCGCTGGGCTGTAGTAGTATGTATCGAGCAGGACGACGTTCGCCTTGGCCGTTACGCCGAGCGCAAGGCAGGCTGTGGCTGATTGCATGTGCCCGCCGTCGAGTGCGAAGGCTACGCCGACCAGCGGGTCGTCTGGTTTTAGCTGGTCGAGCGCGTGGAAGGTTGTCATGTTGTAGACGTTGTTACCAAGGCCGACCGCTTCGCCTAGATAGATATAGCGGTAGTAGTCGAAGTCGTTCGCCTTGACCCTCTCGATGTCTTCCAGCATTTGCTCCGTCACGAACCCGAGCTTGTCGTCTAGGTATGTGGAACTGTGGCAAAGGTAGCGCGGGTCTGTCTTCTTTTCCTCGTACCAGCCGTTTATCCAAGCGTACGGGTTGCGCGGCGGGTTATACGACCAGAAGAAGCGAACGAACGGCGCGAGCCTGTGCTTCTGTCTCATGAAGGTGATGTTGGTCTGGTCGAATTCCTCGGCGTTCGTGAACTCGGCCGCTTCCTCGTACCAGACCGCGACGATGTCCTCGATGTCGTTTGATTTGAGCTTCTGGAAGTCGTCCTGTCCGTAAAAGTAGAACGTCGAGCCTGTCTTCTTGTGCTTGACCTTGAAGGGGCTGACCGTGTCCGTAAAGCCGTCAATGACGCCGAACATACGCAGCGCCCATTTAATCTTGTTAAACACGCTGTCGCGGATAGCTGTCTCTTATACAACTCTGACGCTGCCGACGAATAGAAA